ATGAAAAAACCTTTATTAATTCTTTTGCTCTTCGCCTCTCAGACCGCTTTCGCAAACAAGATCCCAACCTCCATCGAAAATTTGATTGCTGCAAATGACACCAGAACACACAGTCTGGAAAACGGGGAGTTAATCGTAAGATATGGCAGACCAGAGGTTACGCTCACAATGGTTGAATCAATGCTTAATGACATATGCGGCGATTACTTTATGAATAAGTGGAAACCTACGACGATTAAAAAGATAACGCTACTTAACATTACCCGTGACCAGGGCTACACAATCAATGCAGGCGGGGAGGAGTGTCAAAAAACTGGCTCTATGACCTATGAGCAAGATAAAGCATATAAAGCCAGCATTATAGAAAGCGCAAAGAAATTCGAGTGATGAGTGTTAAAAGTTCATATGCCCCTGCCCGGCGGCAGTGGGATGCGGCGGGGCATTATCAATAACTCCAGGTGTCATGATGTAACGCACTACGCTTTCATGAGTGATGAAGGTGGCTCCGCAATTAATGTTCTGGCACTGACAGTAACGCTCTTTTGTCTGATCCGTTACGCGAAAGCTACTCCGCGTATGCGCCGCGTGGCCGCACTTTGGACAATTCATCATTACATTTATCTCCCACCCTGCACATTTTAATCACATAATGATACACATAAATTCCACTTTGTGAACCTTTTCAGCTCATTTCTAAATCATCAATCTTCACTTCCAGTTCGATGCTGGTCGTGAATCCGCTATCCGAGTTGACCGTGTGCGTTAACGTTGTGATGGTCCATTCCGCATCATCAATGGGGTGTTTAAAACCGCTGACCTTAACGGGCATTTCCGTATAGAGATCCGCGCGGCCTTCTGCCAGTTGGAGAGAAAATGACGCCACACCGCGCTGCAGCCGCTCCCAGTTCATTTTTGCTGCCCGTTCTGCATTACTGCGGTTCGCATAGGTACGGTTCAGAACCAGCACATTCTCATCCGTTCCGACCAGGTAATCCCCTTGCTTTGCTTCCGGCTCTTTGGGTTTTGTCGTCCTCCGGCGGCGCTTCACCTTTGCCGTTTCTTTCTTTTCCGGTTCCCGGGTATGCAGCCAGTGAGCGATAACACCCGTATATGCTCCCCTGTCAGCCAGGCTAAACCGGTGACTGTCTCCGTCCTTACGGGTAATAGTGATGACCGGCAACGGTTTACCACTTGCTGTTTTCCCCTGCCCCTGCCGGATAAACAGCAGATTACCGTCCTTGACTGAGGCAATCGCGCCATACTGCCGCGCCAGCTTCATTAAAAAGCTGGCGTCGCTTTCGTTGGTCTGGTCCAGGTGATCCAGCGCCATCGCAGCAACATCATTTCCTATAGCAACTTTAAGGCTGTGCCGCGCGGCAATGTCTTTCACCACATCGCCCACCGTCGTTTTGTGCCAGGACTTCTCACGCCTGACATTCAGCGTTTCCCTGAAATCAGCACTACGGGCACGGATTGTCAGCCTGTCCGGGCTACCGCTATGCTCTATTTCGTCAACGGTAAACTTACCTTTTGAGTACAGCGGCTCGCCTTTCCATCCCAGCGCCAGAGAAATCACTGCGCCACGACGCGGCATAATTACCAGGCCGTCGGCGTCGTCCAGCTCCAGATCAAGCTGGTCAGCTTCAAATCCGCGGTTGTCGGTCAGTGTCATACCCAGCAGACGTTTATCCAGCGTCTGCGTGGCATCTTTGCCTTCAATCACGATCCGAAAGGCCGGGGTCTTGCTTCCGAGGTTGAGTAAATCAGCCATCTCGCTCACTGCAGCAACCCTCCTACCGTGGATCTGATGTTCCCTACTGCGGCGGCGGCAGAATCCTGCAGACTGCTAAGCTGATCGCTCAGACTGCCGAACATTTCAGACAGGGACTCATCCACCCGTTTAAGCCCCAGCGAAAACTCTATTTTCCTGGCTTCCCCACTGGCGAAAAATTCCGTTTTCGTCTGGTTAAGGCTCTCAATCACATACATGCCGTAGATAGTCCCACCACCCTCGATCAGCGGCCACGCCTTCCCCTGCTCTGCCATCAGCTCCAGCGCCAGCAACGACAACCGGCCGCCGGTCACTTCCGGCATGAGGACGCCGGAGAGCGTCAGCTGATCGTTATCTGGCCCCAAAAATTGCGTTGTCGGACGGCGATTAACGCGGTTGTTGGTCACATGGCGCCAGTTCCGCTGATACTGCAGTTGCTGATAGGGAACCGTGCGCAGCTGAAACACAAACAAGCCCAGGACCATCATCATGAATCGTACCCCCCTTGATCACTGAAATTGCTGCGGGCCTTCGCCTTCATGCGTCGCTCGCGCGCATCAAGCTGCCGTGCAACTTCCTGCGCAATATCCTGCGCACTCTGACCGGGCAGAGCCTGGATAATAATTTGCGCATGGGTTTCAAACTGGAATACAGGCTGGCTGCCTGCTGGCTTATCAGTTACAGGACGGTATGAAGCTGCCGGCAGACTCATGGGATGAAGCGGGGCGGCCTCTGCTGGCATTGCTCCCCCCATCATTCCGGCGACTACGGACGCCAGCGCGGCCGTTCTCCTGCGGCTGGTCACATAGGCCGGGCCGTTAATCAGCTCCGGGCCATTCTCGCCAGCAATGCCCACCTTCCCGTGTGGAATATAGCCGCCGCCGTCATACATCCCCGCGAAAAATCCGCTCGGCCCTTTCTGCTGAGGTGCGCCTGGCGATTTGTCCCCGCCGGTCATCCAGTCCGGCAGATAGCTTTTGACCGATGCCAGCTTGCTCTTAAGCGTTTCCCACTTCTCATTGATACCGCTCAGGATGCCGTCAATGATCGCCCCGCCCACTGCTTTAAACTTTGCGGCCAGCGCGGCAACATCACTCAGAATTTCATCCCATTTGCTGCTTATGGTCTGCTTAATCACAGTCCAGGCTACTGACACCCCTGACGTGATGGCATCCCACAGTGCTTTAAACTTCGGCCCCAGCGTTTCCCAGTTCTGCCAGATATAGATGGCTCCCATCGCAATCAGGCCAACTATCGCCAGAATGGGGTTAGCCATCATCAACCGGCCTAACCAGATGACCGCCTGGCCTGCACCGCCAATTACTCTTGTGACCAGACCAAACGCAGAAGCAAATTTCAGCTGGAGAATGCCAGCACTTACCCGCACTACCGCCATAGGACCCAAAATGGATGCCAGGGCCAGTGACACCACACCCGCTGCGGTAGCTACCACGGCAAATACGGCCGCAATTTTAAATAGCGCCGCCGTCAGTTGCGGATGACGCTTCACAAAACCATCCAGCGCGGACGCCAGATTACCCAGCCAGTCCGCTATATTTTTCAGCACTGGAGCGACGGTTTCTCCGATGCTTGCCATGGCGTTAGTGAAAGAGCCGCCAGCTGCTTCCCATTTGTTGCCTAAGGTATTCAGGGACGCCTCGACGCGCTCGCGCAGAGTTGCCTGGCTCTCCAGTTTAGCGACGGTTTCACGATAGCCCGCCATGCCTTTTGACATCATGGTATTCAGCGCTTTTAGCACCTCATTATCATTACCAAACAGGGCTTTCATCGTTGCAAATTTCGTTTCAGGATTTAGTTTTTCAAGCTTTTCTAACTGCGCGTACATCTTTTCCAGACCACCAAATCCGCCTTTCCCGTCGGAGAAATCGAACTTGATGCCCTTTCCTTTCAGCCCGTCGTTTATGCCCTTAATATTTTTCGCATCCAGCGTGGCCTGAAAAATTTTACGGTAGGCATTACCCGCTGACTCTCCAGCCATCCCCGCCTGATCGGCCATGACGAGAAGCGGACTGAAGGTTTTTGCAGCATCCAGGCCCTTCTGCTTGATAATGTCCATAGCGCTGCTGATATTTGCGAAACCCTGCAGCATATTCCCGGGGTCTACGCCCGCATAAAAACCACGCTGGATAAGATCCATCAGGCTCATCATGTCTTTTTCGGTGGTCTGCGTGGCGTCCTGCAATTTTGCGGCAAACTCTGCAGCCTCCGTCGGCGCCATCTGCAGCTGCACGCCAAGGTAAGCCGCCGACTCACCCAGCCCGCCCAGGATAACCTGCGCTGACATCCCCTGACGGCGTAACATGGTCATCATGTTCTGAAAGTCTGCCGTGGTGCCGGGCAGCCGGTCACCCAGGGCTATTGCCAGCTTGTTTAGCTTCATGAACTCAGGCGCCACCTTTCCGCCAGGTCCCATCATTGAGCCTGCCAGCTGGTTAGCGGCGTTTTCTGATTCCGAGTAGGCGCGAATGGGCGCCAGCAAGGTCGCGCCCGTTGTCACCCCGGCGGCCATCATCCCGGCACCGTTCCCCGCCAGGTTGTTACGCACGTCGCGCATCTTGTCAGCTTTGGCCCTGATCGCATTCAGCTTGCGCTGGCGCTCGCCCACGTCCCGCAAGCGCCGCTCCTGCTCTGCCAGCTGCTGGTTATAGCGATCCGTTTCTCGGGTAATGCGGGCTGTTTCACGTGCGCCACCGCCCGCAGAGATGCCAAGGCGGTACAGCTCCGCCCTGGTTGCCGCCATCTGCCGCGTTTCCTGCTGCTGCTTTTGTTCCAGGCGTGATACGGCGCGCCATTGCGCCTCAAGCGCCTGCGTTTGTTTTTTCGTGGGGGATTCGAGCGCTGCCAGTTCGCGCGTCATCATCTGCGCACGCAGCCGCGCCTGGTCCAGCTCGTTGCTGGTCCGGTTCAGACTCTGTGAGAGTTGATCAAAAGATTTTAACTGGCTCCCCGCGTCGTTAAGCCGTTTAAGCTGATCACGGGTCTGCCGGATGCCGGAGGCCAGCTCCTTCGAGCCAGCCAGCGCATTTTTTAAAGGGCGGGTGAGTTTATCAACCGCATTCAGAACCACCTGCAGGCGCAGGTTTTTATCACTCATCGCTGGCCCCGCTACGCATTATCGCTCTGTGCCGCCACTCCAGCACTTCCGTCAGCGGCATAACGTCAGTGACGGACGGCGGCCAGTGAAAGATCGTGGCGATATCCGCCACCAGTTCATCTACCGTCAGGCTGTCGGCAAATCGGCAAGTGCCGACTTCGGCAACAAAAAAAGGACCACCTCGACAGACATCGCGGCCAGGTCCGCCGGGTCGAGATCCGCCATTTCCTGCGGGGTCAGCGTTGGTGTGGAGATACGGGGGATCACGGTCATCATAGAGGCCACGTCCATTTCCATCACCGCCTGCAGTCGCGTACCGCGCAGTGCGCCGGATTGCGGCTTACGCAGCACAATTTCCGTAATCGTGGTATCACCGCGCTTAATCGGGCTATCCAGTTTCACCGTTGCTTCTGTTTTCTCACTCATGCTCTTTTCCTGTTATGGGTTGGCTGGCGCGACCTCGCGCGCCAGGAAAAAATTACAGACCGATGGCGTTACGGTGTTCTTCCATCAGGTCAACACCATCAACAACTTCAATCATGTTGATCGCATCGACCTCATAGAGCACTTCACCGTTAATGGTCAGCTTCGCGTAACAGTTAACGCTGCTGACTTTGGTGGAATTGCTTTCGCCGGTTTTCCACTCGCCGGAGTCCACCTCTTTGTGGCGCCCACGGACGACCAGCTCAACGGCCTGCACTTCGCCGGTGTCGTCGCGCTGAATAGACCCGGTAAAGCGCAGCTGCACGCCGTCCACCGTGGCTTTGCCCATCTGTTTAAACAGAAGCGCCTCCGTACCGCCGATGGTCATTTCCGTATCCAGCGCGCCATCATCCAGCCCCAGATCAATACCGACTGAACCGGGCATGCCGCCGCCGCGGTAGTTTTCCAGCTTGCGGGTGAATTTCGGCAGGGTGACGGATTCAGCAATGCCCATCCAGTTGTTACCGGCGTTAAAAATATTCAGGTGTTTTAACTTGCGTGGTAAGGCCATGGGTCCCCCTTATGCGCTTACGCGGGTGGTGAAATCCACCAGGTAACGGTCAGTGATGCGCTGGCGCAGCATCAGGTTTTCCAGTGGCGGCACTGGCGTATAGTCGTAGTCGATCCAGAGTTTCCCGGCTTTCAGCGTGTCTTTGTCATTCACACTGTCATCAATCCAGCAATCACCGCCGATGAGGTAGCCCTGATTTACCAGGCTGCGCATTTTGGCGCGGATACCTTCGATAATGTCGCGAGCCAGCGAAGGGTTAAGCGGCATGTCCACCGCCCACATATGCGCCTCCGCCATGGTGTCTGCCAGCACCTGCGCGGTACGGGTGTAGTTTTCAAACTGGAATAACGGGTCATCGCTCAGGCAGCGGGAACCCCAGAAGCGGAAACCATCCTTGCGGATCAAGGTGGTGACGTCGTTCTGGTTCAGCAGTCCGGCATCGGTTGCCGGGTCCTGCAGATCCCAGAACACATCCGCAGACAAGCCGGTTACGCCGTTGACGCCCACGTTAGACAGGGTTTTGTGCCAGCCGGTCTGCTCGTCGATTTTGGCACGCAGACCCAGCGCGCGGGCAGTGGCGTAAGCAGTCGCGTCCGCCTGCAGCACCGTGTCAAAGTTGATGAAATCAGGCCAGATCAGCATCCCTTCTCGCTGACTGAAATTTTCGCGGTAGGCAATCGCTTCTTCCACGGTTTTACAACCGTAGGCAGACAGGTACGCAAAGCCGCGCAGGCTCTGCGCCACGCTTAACAGTTCAGTGGAAACAGCCTGCGTGTCATGGCCCGGCACACCAAGAATTCGCGGCTTCACACCCAGCTGCGACTGCGCCGAAAGCAGCGCTTTGATGCCCGTTTTCTTACCGTCAGCGGTTACACCGCCGATAATATTGGAGGTGGTTTCCGCTTCGGTTTCGCCCTGGGCAACACGCACCACAACGGTGACGGGTTTTGCCTGGTCGGCGATGGCGTCCAGTGAGCGGGCCAGCGTGCCGGACTCGCCCGCTTTGCCGCTGGCGGTCAGTACATCGGTAAGCAGAACCGGCTTATTGAGCGGGAACACAGAGGCATCGGCATCATCGCCGGTGCATACCATGCCCACAATCGCCGTGCTCACCGTCGTGATAGAGCGGGTGCCGTCGTTAACTTCAACAACACGCACGCCGTGGTGATAGTCTTGCGCCATGGAATGAATCTCCTGTTTAGGGGTTCACCCATGGTATGGAAATCACTCACCGCAAGCCGTTGATGCCCGTTGTACCGTGGTTGATACAACCGCAGGCAGAAAAAAAGCCCCGTTACGGGGCTGATTGGGTCAGTGACTTGGCTGGCGATTCAGGCAACGCGGCTCCAGCACATCAGCAGGGTGTGCGCTTCCACCACGCTGAACGATTTACCTTCGCCGAGGTTGGCGGTTTTACCGGTGGTTGAGTGCTTATGCGGGGGCACAATTACTTCATGGTCATGCTTCCCGCCCATATCCGTGACACCCAGCTCTTTCGGGTTAAAGAGCTGCTGCACATCCCCGCCTATTTCCCACGGGTCATCCTTACCGGCTACGCCACCATGATTGTGCTCGCCGTCTTCAGATGTTCTTATCTTCTGCTCTGCCTGTTCACTGGTTTCGCCACTCACATCAATCTGAACGGCGGGCAGGTTGGCGCGGTCAATGGTCACGGTATCTTTACCGCCTGTAGCGCCTACATTAGAGCCATCGGCTCTGGCTACACGAATGGTTCTGTTCTCTCCCGTATAAAGCCATTGCGACCACGGATAGAGTTCATTAGGGTTAATGTTCTGCGCATAAAACTTCACGGTACCGACGGGATTATCCATCTCCCACGACGCACGGATAGCGGCTGCAATAGCTGCTTTTACTGCTTTCGGCGTGGCGGCTCTGTCATCATCATCGCTGTTTATAGCATTGCTCAGCCGGGTAAACCCTTTCTCTTCTGTAGTTGCATCGGGATGGTTACGGGAGTAAGCATGCTCGCTTAACTGCAAATCCGCATAATCTTTTGCCCCATTACTGAGGTTTGTCACATCCTCAATGGTCGCCAGAATTACACCTGGATCAACAATCAACTCAACAGCCTCGGTACTACTGACTGCCAGCCAGATTCGCAGCACAGTGAAGCGGCCAGACCCTTCCTCAAGTCGTGGCTTATAAGTTTCAGGTACACTGGCAACCGCCATGCAAATACCTTCATCATTGAATAATGCGGCTTCTCGTATTGTGAATCCGCCAATTTCGGGGGGCATAATCATTTCCGCAACAATGATGTTTTTACTTTCATCCTGAACTTTCAGGCTGTTCAGTTCAGACCGGTATAGCTCATTTGAAAGCGAAATCAGCGTATCTGTGGGTGGTATGGTATTCCCTCCTCCGTCTCCAACGGACATATGCGAAAAAACAACTTTTTCACCGGTAACTATCGCATCGGTTATACGCTCCCTTCCGGCTCTGGTTATAACAGATGTAAATTTTTTGCTCATGAGATACAGGCCCTTACCTGACAGGGATTACTAAAGGCTGCTACGATATATTCCCTTCAGAATGAAGACGGGAATTTTTCGCTTCGATAAACTCATTAATATCATCCTGAGATAACAGGATTTCGTCCCCGGTCATATCCGGGTTATTCGAACACTTAATCATCCATACTTCGTCCATATCAGGTAAGCTCAGATTTTCGACCGCAAACATCGCGACTTCCTGAGAGTCGTAACGCCCGCCGACAAATTCATGTTGATACTGAATAAACCACATCTGTCCTGATTGTATATATTCAACATTCACTTTATCTGACATAAATCCTCCTATGGTAAAGTCTTAGATGCCACAAACGATGCGCCGTTATCAGCAATGTTTATATATTCAATGGTTGAACCACTGGTGATAGCTCCTATACGCTGGGTTGTCTCTCCCGACTTGTATTTACCAAAAACGGGTGGCCCCCACCCTGTGACTGTGCTGAATGCACATCCTTTTGTAATGTAAGCCCTGTCACCAGATTCTGCCGGATTGAAAATATTTCCTCTGACATTTCTCATTTCCGCATACGAACGACTCACCAAATCAACAGATTCAACATATCCGCCATTTAGAATAAATCTATGCTGAAAATATCCCCTCACGCTACCTTTAACATAACAGTTACGAAATTCTGTCGGCTCGCTGGCTTCGGTTGGCCCCGTTTCTTTAATGTCACCATTTAGCGTGCAGGCATCCAGCAGAACACCTGAGACATTTGTTATATTACTGGCATAGTCATTATTCAGGGTGCAGGCTGAAAGAAGTAATTTTGATGTACCATAGTCAGGCTGAAACGAATCGATGACACAGTTAATGGCTACAGCGCCATTACCGCCCAACTTCAACAAACCATCACTGTTTGTTGAGGTAAAACGGCATGATGTTAACGTGACCGGATACGCGTTATTGTAATATTTATAAAATGTCGAGTTATCAATAGTTGATGCCTGCCCATAGGTTGAGGTCACGACGGCGGTTCTCATATCCAGCGTTGCAGCATGTGCTGCATACATACTTAACCTTACCGAGGGTGTAACGCTGACTGTTCCCACTTCGTCGGAGCTCATGGCATCCAGTATCATGTGAGAGATTTCTGAATTACTTAACAGAAAATAGCTATTTTCATAGTTAAGCCCTGATGGTAATTGTGTCGACCCATCATCAGTTGTCAGTATATACAAACGCTCCGCATGAATGTTATGAATTTCTGAGCGAATAACATTAATTCTCAATTGCTTATGATACGCCCTCTCACACTGAATCCTTCCAATATTAAGACAGTTAGACGTATCATTAAACGGATCAATAGCCAGCGCGTACGCTGTCATATTCCCGCATAGCTCAGATGAAAGACTGTTTACTGTTGTATCCCATACAGCGCCTAACCGAATGCCGTAACCATTAAAATTAGTTGTCCTGATAGCACCAATATTAAGCAATGAGCCTTTTATAAAAACACCATTTAGCAGAGCGTTTCTGTTATCGCTGACAACAAAAAGAGTTCCTACAATACAAGTATGAGTGCACCTGTCCTCCCTGAAAATGGTATCAGGGTTCCCAAAAGTGACCACGTAGTTATTATTGTGTGCCGAAACAAAATTTGTCGGGTCTACAAGGATGCGTCCTGAGTAATCAGTAATAATATGTTTGACGTACGTCATATCCAGCGTTTGAGTAACACGCCACGGCCCGCCTCTCAGATCCAATCCCAGCCCTCTAGTCGCAGCCTCGTAGATAGCGTTCATCACCGGCCCGGTATTATCTGCCGCCACATTGTTGCTGACGCCGCCATACATCTGTGGAGAGACATAACCCATGCCGCCAATCATCTTAAGGCCTGAGCCAGCACTTAGTTCCCCGCGAATAATAGCATCTGAGGTGTATGCCCATTTACCCGGCCCAATACCGCCGGTACCCTCCGGGGATGAGCCTGGCAGGACGACTTTCGGGTAATCTCCCGTCCATATAAGACGGTATTTACCGTTTACAATCTCATCTCTTACCGATTCAAGCGTGGCCCCATCGGCAAACGTTTTCACAGCTTCAACCTTCCCGGTCAGGTTAAGCTCGGTTCCGTCCATTTTTTCTTTCAGAAAGCGGGTACGGTTTGCGAGCTTTTTTAACGGGCGGTTAGCCACGCCATCCATTCCGCCTGAAACACGTTCACTTCTGGCGATAATTTCTATTTCATCTTCCCACGACGGAGATTCATTCATTCTGGTCATAGATGGTTACCCATAATTAAAATTATCATCGTGAAAAATCACGCCGTTATAGATAATATTTTCTTCCGGTTCATAATCTTCCGGGTAAATACTGATAATCTCGCCGCAACATAATGCGGTACCGGTATGAATATCGCCGTTTACCTTTGCCGCAATATTCATCTGTGCCAGATGTCGACTGACGGGCTTTGTCTCATCTATCAGGCGATTCAGGTCACTGAGCATGGATGGTGTCAGTCCGATATCATTTATATCCACCTCAAGCCTGAACGTTCCCGCCGGATCCGCCACCTGCCACCACTCATCGATTGATATGGAGTAACCCATTTTTTCAATCACAAACCGGATGGCGGATATTGTTCCCTTACGTTGATGTATCCAGAACGCATCACTGATTTCTTGTCGTTTCTCAACCTCTGTCCAGGTTTCTTCCCAGCGGTCGACAGAGAAAGCCCAGGCCAGATAGGGCAGAAATTTGACCGGACATTTCCAGGGGTTCCACAGGTCGCGCAGAGGAACGTTTAAATCGCTGATTCCAGAACATGCCTGCGCCAGCCTGCGCTCCAGCGCGGACGATCCCGGCGGTAACAGGCTATTCATCAGAACCACCAATTTCTGCTTTAAAATCGGTGCAATAGGACGCCTGCGTTTTATCTAACACCATGTCAGCCAGGGGCTTCATCAGCTCAACGCGCTGCACGCCCTGCACATGCAATGCGGCATAAATCGCGGATAGCCTGACGTCACGCCCCAGGCGACGCTGCTCGTTGATATATGCCGCGCCCTGCGCTTTCGCCGCCGCCAGGATGGGTTCCTTTGCCGGGCCGGGATAGACATAAAGAACCGCATCAATTTCATAGGGGACAATCTCAGCAGATCGGACACTCACCCGATCCGCCACCGGCCGTACAGCCTCATCATTCAGGGCCTCACCGACGACCTGCAGTAAGTCTTCCGGCGCAGTGCCATCGCCGTCACGGGCCAGAATAGTCACCACGACTTCCGCCGGTGACGGGCTGAACGCCGACGCGTCCGCCACCCGACCATCCGAGCTAAGTGCGTGATATTCATAAGCACCGACTGGACCGGCAACGCTCATCCCCTCAAAGGCTGCCGGGATGCGCTGGCGATAATCCGCGTCAGATTCCATAACTGCCTCCGTGGGCGGCGTTGTGGTGTCATCTGCAGCTGTAATCACCCGGCGCTGTACGTTGTTATTCGCGCCTAAATTGTCCAGGTCATCCCCGCCGGAATAGGCCACCATCACGGCTTTCGCCGCCTCGTTAATCCGCTGGCGTAGCAGCAGCTCCCGGTACACATTTTCCTGCAGCATTTTCACCACCGGCTCAGACTCAAGCGTTAAGGTGCGGGCCACGGCCTCCTGCTCTTCTGTCGGAAATAACGCGACAAATTCAGCCTTGCGCTCAGACAGCAGGGTTTCAAAATCCGGCACATCCACAATTTGCGGCGGCGGCAGCTGGGAAAGGTCAATAACGGCCATTGTCTGCTCCTGTCGATACGGAAAGGGACACGGGCACGCCGTCATTACGCTGGCCTGCCAGCTCAATAACCATTGCACCATCCATGCTGCTGCTGTTAACCGTGATGGTGTCCAGCTGCAGCCGCGGCTCCCAGCGCCGCAGCGCCACATACACCGCAGCCATGATCTGCAGGCGCAGCGCCGGGTTTTGCGGCTGGTCAATGAGCGCTGAAAGCAGGGAACCATACTCCCGGCGCGCAAGCCGGCTCCCTTGCGGGGTCAGCAAAATGTCACGCACCGACTGGCGCAGGTGGTCAGTTTCCGTTATGGCTCTGCCGGTATCGCGGCTCATCCCGATATAGAGCGTCAAAATGGATCTCCCGTCGTTCCGCCACTGTCGCCAGGGTGTTTATGCTTATCAGCAACGACGCCGTTTGACGTCATCGCGCCGCCGCCGTGGGTCACATCGCCGTTCAGGATCACGTTGCTGTTAATACGGGTGGTGTCAGCCTCGATCACAAACTCACCGGTTTTGCAGGAGACAACCTGCGAAGACTCAATCAGCACGCTTTTCACGCCGCGAATAATCCAGCGCCCGGTGGCGGGGTCGTATTCGAACCAGCCACCATCCTCGTATGCGGTCACGTCCGCACTTTCAGAGTCTGACGGCGGCGGGCAGGCGTTGGAGTAGATGGCCGGAAGCGCAAAGGCTGTTTCCAGATTGCCGCCCAGGCTGAACAGCACCACCTGCTCCCCTGGAGACGGGCACCACCAGGTGCGTGATTTACCTGCACGGTAGGTCAGCCAGTTAATCCAGTTGGTTTCGAGGTCGCCCGTTTTCACCCGGCACAGCCAGCCGTCCCGGTCCACTTCGGTCACAATGCCGGTGCGGATCAGATTGGTGATAAGGCGCATGATTTCGGTTAGTTGTGCATTCATGTAGACGATACTTACATAAACATTTATCTTGGGGCACCGGCGTCGGAGTGTATGATTGACGATACAATGGCTAATTTTTAAGTAAGGATGAGATATGACACCTTTAGGCGTGTATGGATATATATTTACTAAAGAGATGACATTTGACGGTGGAACATTAACCCCTCGATTCAATAACCTCACCGATCTTAAGAATAAAAAATGCAATGGAGAATCTTATATACTTACAGGTTTTTTTACTCCTAACCCGAAGAATAAAAACAATATTTCTCAACTTCTTTTCGATCTTTCAGCAGTTCTAAGCTTCATTGAACAAAAGAATGTAATCATAGCCCACTCGCTCAAAGAGGATGAAACCCCTTCAACATTCGGCGACGACTTCCCCACCAGTTTAGATATAAAACGAAAGCGTGGCCCAGGACAAATAATAATGGAAGACTGTTTTTCCAAACACGGAAGATCAGAATTCATTCGATTAGCTATTAACAAACTAAGTGATAATATCACGGCGGATCAAAACCCATTTAGAACAGCTTTCTTCAAATCCATGCTTTCTTTTAGAGAAAACATAAATTATGTTGATGTAAATTATTACCTATCTTTCTCTGCACTTGAATCGTTGTGTAGATATATACAAGATGATTATAAATCACCCAAAACTCCACAAATAATAACAACAACGCTGCAAAACTATGGTTTCAATGTTTCAAAAAAAGATAATGCTTTACCACAAAGAAATATCATGCATTATTGCGCACTTCGCAACTCACTGTTTCATAAAGGTGATTACATTGCATATACGAAAAATGATGATCCGGACAGCATCATATATTTAAAAAATTATTCATCCTCCCTATGCCTCCTTCTTTCTTTGTTTATAATGAAATATATAGGATTTGATGATAATTATATCAACTGGGACTCATGGATTGATCGACAACCATTCATTAGCAGATAGAAATAGTATGTATGAACTTATATTTTAATCCAATCCAATAATGTCTCGCGTATGATGGCCTCTGTCTCATCATTGATACCGAGCAACCGGCGCTCTGCATATTTGACTTCCGGACCTTTACGGCTGACCCGATCACGCAAGCCATAGTGATGCACGCGGGCTATGCGCTGCACACGGCTCTCAAACTCGACGCTTGCCGCGTCCTGGCTGGCGACGGCTTTCAGGTATTTTGTGGTGCGGAGTTTTGCAAACATCTGCCGACGGATGCGGCCCTGTTTCTTTCTGGCCGTCACTCGACGCGGCTCGTAAGCCGTCCCGTCCGGGTTGCGCTGCATCCTGATATTTTTCTGCTGGCTGCGGCGCAGCTGCTGCGCCAGCTCCCGCATCATGTGCTTACGTGCGGCAGGCTCCAGTCCCGCCAGCAACGCATCTAACCAGGCGTCAACTTCCTGCAGCTCAGCCACGGCTCACCGCCCACATTTCGTCCGGTTCCGGCACCGCTTCGACGCTGGACACGTCACCGTCAGCGCTGACTATCACACGCTCTGTCAGTTGCAGATTCAGGCTGATATCACAAATATCATTGCGCAAGATATCAACCTCAAACGTAAACAGCTTTTCGCGCAGCTCCGGGTTATGGATAGCATCGGGCTGATTCTCCATCAGCCAGGCCAGCACGGGAGCCATCAGTAATCCCTGTTCGCCGCTGAAATCCACAATCACCACATTCAGGGTGTAACGATACTCCCATGAAAGTGACGCTGCCCCGGTTGCCACCACCGATCCGTTATCAACGAACAAATGCAGCTTATCCGGGTTATCACGGACATATGGCACCGCGTTATTCAGGGCGCGGCGTAAGGATTGAGGCTTGTTCACTGTTTCGCTCCTGACAGGAAATTATCGTGTCCACTTTATCGGCGCAGATCGCCCAGGCCGCCTCCGCTTCATCCAGCGCGGTCAGCAGATCACCGTTAGTGCGTGCCGCCGACTTTTCCAGGCGGCACTGCGTCACTCTGGGACAACCATTCACGGTAAGCAGCACCTCCGGCGAGGGCTGGACGTTCGCGCATCCTGATAATGTCAGGAGGCAAAGGAGTACCAGCCCAGCGGCGCAAATCCTCGTTTTCACGTTTTAGCTCCTCAATCCGGCGCTGACGGCTTCGCAGCAGCGCGTTTGTACTTTCTACCGCCGCGTAAAGCCTTGCCTGTTCCCGGTTATTGGTTTCGGACAGGATGGACAGGGCGATCAGCTGGCTGTTCGTTTTTGCCAGTTTTTCGCCTGTAGTTTTCAGATCCCGCCCTTGCCGCTCGATGGTCTGGCTGGCCTCCTTCATCCGCCATGACTGCCAGCCAAGCGCCAGCACTACCAGCGCCAGAATTACCGCCAGCGCCTTCGTCATACCGTCACCGGCTCCGCATCAATAATCTGCGCACGCAGAACCTTAAGCGCGGCCAGCGTCAGCAGATAAAATACCAGGGTGACAACGTGGCCCGTAAAGGCGAGAAAAATCACAAGCAGTGAACACCTGGCCCATCTGATCACCTGGTTTCCTGGCGTACTGAAAAAGCGAGTCAGCGCCTGCTTTGCCTCTCCCCGATGAGTGCCGCCCGCATACCATCCAGCCAGGCAAAGTAGCACCGCTCCCCAGCTCAGCAGGCAGGCTATCCAGGTCAAGGCTGTAACCAGTGCCGGAACAATATTGTTTGGAACAAAGAGACTAAAAATCATCAGCGCCGTGTACAGCACCGAAAATAACCCACCGATCAGTTTCTTTTTCATTTCGTTACGCTCCTTTTAAGCACCAGGACAGCTCCCGCGCGCGGCGGTTGTCCAGCCCCGGATTAAATACGCCTTTGACGTATACCCAGCGCGGCAACTGATAGCAGGCATCGCGCCAGCGCTTCTGATTGATAAACTTCACCATGGTTGAACCGCAGGCATTGCCGGTTCCCACGTTGAAGGCCAGTGATACCAGCGCGTCATAGACGTTCTGCGGTACGCTCACCAGGACACAGCGATCCAGCGCCTTCTCCACCCTTAAAACGTTGGTGATGAAACTCCCGGCGGCCTGCCGTTCCGTGATGGTCTTCCCCGGCACCACGCCGGACGTATTGCCAATGCCATCGGTCCACACCCCCGCATCACACTGATACGGCTGCAGGCGGCAGCCCTCGTAATCGGCTATCAGCTTCAACCCTTCCACTGAGGTATGAAGTTGCTGAAAGCCCGGCAGGGTGGCGGCAATCGCCAGCACCGCCCCTACCAGGCAGCGTTTAACGGTTGAAGGATTCATATTCCCCCTGTGTAATTTTTCCGCCGCGCAGCAGCTGGTAGGTTTTGTGTTTGTAGTACCAGTTGATGGCCAGCATCAGCACGCCAATCAACACACCGCCCACTGTCGACACATCCTTAAGCGATAAATCTCCCATCCATGCCAGCAGTACAGCGATGCAGTACGTGATGAAGGCGCTGATCCGTTCAAGCGTCATATTTCAGTCCCATAACTGGACGGTCTGCACCGTGGAAGTGGTGGCAATATCCGGCAGATCCACCTGCAGCCCGTGTGGTAAGAACGGGCCGTGCTCAGCCAGCCCCGGATTTGCCTGCAGTACCTGCTCCGTGACGCCCTGCGTGCGTCCGTAATGACGCCAGCAAAGCGCGTCCACCGTGTCACCCTGGTACGCACGCACTTTCATCAGATCAGCTCCACCGTACAGTGAGGCGCATCCTGCACCCGGCTGATTGCCCAGCGCGCATCACGCCACAGGTCGCCGCTGGCCTCCGCCAGCTCCCCCCCCCTTTTCACACCGGAGGCCGTGGCGTCGTAGTCCTGGTAACGCTCATTCACCTGCGCACGTGCCCAGCAATAAACGGCATTGTGGTAGTGGTGAATGCGTTCGCTTTTACCGTCCAGCAAGTCCGCCGGTACATCGGCCAGTGTCATAAATCCCAGCGCCTGCTGGCGCTTGCGGAAGTCGTACAGCTCCGCATTGACCTCTGACATCGCAGACCGGATGAGTTGTCCGAGACGGGGTGACGTCACCGTGCCATCCGTCCGCATCACGCTGCGAAATTCTGATAAATCAACATCGGGCCAGAACGGCGTATTTTTGATAATTTCCGCCTGTTCCGGCGCCTGCTCAGGCGCAACAAACTTCATGCGGGCTTTCTCCTGAAATAGTGGGCGGTGGACGGGGTTTTGATGTGGCAAAAGCCTTTCGCCACCCCGTGCCGCCCGTGCGCGGGGCACGTTCCGTTAACGGCTGTCATTGCGCAATCTGCGCTCCAGCTGCTGTTTTTCTTTTTTGACGCCACAGCGTGGATCAAGCTGCAGCGCATGATTGATGTGATTCAGGGCGGAGGCCGGGCTGGTTTCGGTCAGTACAGCGCCAATCGCTTTATGCAGGCGTGCCCGTGACTGGTCTGGCATATCCTGGCCGTCTGTCAGCTCCAGTGTCTGCAGTAACAACCCGACATCGAAAGATTCACCTGCCAGCAGAGCGGCCTGCGCAGCGTCTGCCATTTCCTCTGCCAGCACCGTCTGGACGTTACGGTTTCCAATGGGCATCACCCATCCGTGCCGCAGCGCATGACGCCCTGCATCCAGCGCACCGGCATAATCACCGGCATCGATACGCCAGAGCATCACAAACATCACCACGTCATCCTGCCGGGCACCATCAGCAGCCAGCACCCCCTCCACCCAGGCGGAATAACGGGGCAGCAGTTCCACTTTGATTTGGGCTTTCTTCACGGTGGACTGGATACCTTTCAGGCGGCGGCGGTCCTCCGCCAGCTGCATCAGCATCAGGTCATACCCCGTCGCGTGGCGAACATTGCCGCCCTGTCTGGCGGCCTGTTCAGCCTGGACGCGCAGGCGGTGCTGCCGTGCGGGACTCAGGCTCATGCGTTACGCCCCCTCGCCTTCAGGTACAGCTGGCGCGCTGAAATCCCCCATCTGGATGTTTTCGACCAGCGCCGCACAGCGGTAATCCTCAACCACATACGCTTCATTGACGGACTCGAAATTCTCGATCCGGTCACGTTTCGGGTTATCGATAACAGAACGACGGCGGGTATCTTCCTGCCAGTAAATGGACAGGTTATCCAGGCGGGTGATCAGCAGTGCATTCGCAGGGAAATACGGCGCGCGTACAGCCTGCAGGCCACCCATGCGTTTCTGGCTGATGATCAGATCAGCGGCCAGCTTCTCCGTGTTCTCCTGGTCTTTGTTAACCAGCGGGAAATACTTGTCAGACAGCAGCTCACGGCCACAGACCACCACCAGATCATCATCATCCTGATATACCGGGTCGATCAGCTCGTTGACCGCATCCATCACCACGGCATCCAGGTTGGCATAATCGCCACCCTTACCAACCTTCACGGCGCCTTTGGTGGTCACGCCGTCTTTGGTTTCGCTGCCCATGACATGATCCGGCGCATCTTCGCGGATTTTTTGCAGCCAGCCCTTATTTACGTCCTGCAGCATCGGGTTGGCGTCGCGGTCAGAGGTTTTGGCACGCTTCACGCCGTTGAACCCGATCATGATGCGGTCCAGAGCCTGGCGCTTCACGATGGCGTTACGGATACGCACCTGGAAGTCCTGGAATTTTGCCCACAGGTCCAGCTTTGCGTAGGTCAGCACCGTATCAAAGTTGGTCTGTTCGCATTTGTATTCCACGTCCGCCATCACTGTCGGGTCAGTTGGTTCGCGCTCTTTGGTGGTGGTATCCGTGGTACCGGCAATCGTGCTACCGACACCCAGACCCAGCAGCTGGCCTGACTGCTCATCCACCGGGGTGATGTTAATCAGTGTCAGAAAGGCAGCGGACTGCTGGATCTGGTCTTCCAGCGTCTGCTGTACCGACGGCTCAACGGTGAATTTGCTGGAAAGTTCTTCCACTTCCACGTTGTTCAGGCGTGCCAGCTGCTGCAGGTAGGCGTTAAAGGCAAAACGGGTTTTCTTTTTCATTGGTTCTTATGCTCCATCAGCAATTGGTCAGTGTGCCTACCGGTGCGTTTCCGCCCGGCGCGCGCTGGCGATAATCTTTGCGGCTGTCTTCCTGGCTCAGCCGCTGCTCCAGTTCAGCAAAAGCGGTCTGCTGTTCCTGCAGGGAGACTTCCAGCTCAGCAATGCGCGCATCCTGCGCAGACAGGGAGTGATCAGTGCGTTCGCTCAGGTTTTGCTGTTCAGTAGCAATCAGCTCCACCGCGCGATGCACGTCAGAAAAACGCGCTTCATCGTTCTGTTCTTTTTTCGTGAACATCGCGGCAACGCGGGAAAACAGGGAGGGTTTATCGTCCTGGACTTCTTCCCACTCGATCAGCGTTTCTTCTGCGGCGGTAAAGAGGTTTTCAGGGTTTTGCTTGCGGCCTGCCAGGGGGTTACTTCTGGCGCTGGCGCTAAACTGCAGCATTTCAGTACCGAGGCTTGCGGGATCATCCGTCGCCGCCAGGCCAACCAGGTAGGCTTTGCCGGTATCGGCAAAACTGGTATTGACCTCCATCGAGGTAAACAGCTTTTGCAGATTACGGGTATACGCCACCAGGTCCCCTGACGGGGTGATCCACGCATACAGGGCCATTTTCCCTTTCAGCGGGCCGTCTGCAATCTCCTCTGCCTCCAGCTTATCCACGGTCCCGAAACGGCGGAATGGGCTATCAGGGGTGTAACCCTTGATGTGCTCCAGATTAATCAACGCGGTATACACCTGCGGGTCATAGCTCGCCGCCATCTGTTCCAGCCAGGCACGCTCAATATTGCGCCCGTCTGTCGTTGCCCCTTCCACACCGATGCGGAAGCGCTTTGCTTTTACAGCCATGTGACCGACTCCATCAAATAACTCTGTGAGGCCTTATGGTTGCTGCGATGGAGGGGGTGAAACAACGCGCGGACCTTGTGCGGTAAACCATACAAAGGCCAGCCGGGGAAAGGCGCCAGGCAAGGCCGTATGTTTGTGCCATGGAAACGATGACCCCCGCAGACCTCGATCCCCGCAGGCAGGCATTACTGCTGTATTTTCAGGGATACCGCGTAGCCCGCATTGCTGAAATGCTGGGCGAAAAAGTTGCAACCGTTCACAGCTGGAAAAAGCGCGACAAGTGGGGCGAATATGGCCCACTCGATCAGATGCAGCTCACTACTGCCGCCCGCTATTGCCAGCTCATCATGAAGGAGCACAAGGAAGGGAAAGACTTTAAAGAAATAGACCTGCTGGCGCGCCAGTCCGAGCGCCACGCCCGCATCGGTAAATTTAACAACGGCGGTAATGAGGCGGACCTTAACCCCAACGTGCAAAACCGCAACCGCGGCCCCCGCAGGACACCAGAAAAGAACCTGTTTACTGACGAACAGATCGAAAAGCTGGAAGAAATTTTCCGCAACGGAATGTTTGAATATCAGCGCCACTGGTGGGAAGCAGGAATTAAGCACCGCATCCGTAACGTGCTTAAATCGCGCCAGATCGGCGCTACGTATTATTTCGCGCGTGAAGCGCTGATGGACGCCCTGATGACAGGGCGAAACCAGATTTTCCTGTCAGCCAGTAAAGCCCAGGCGCATGTTTTTAAGCAGTACATCATCGAGTTTGCCAAAGAAGTCGACGTGGAATTAAAAGGCGATCCCATGGTGCTGCCAAACGGCGCCACGCTGTATTTTCTCGGGACCAACGCCCGCACCGCACAGAGCTACCACGGCAACCTGTATCTTGATGAGTATTTCTGGATCCCGAAATTTCAGGAGCTACGTAAAGTCGCCTCCGGCATGGCGCTGCACAAGAAATGGCGCCAGACCTATTTCTCAACGCCTTCCAGCCTGACGCACAGCGCTTACCCGTTCTGGTCTGGCGCCCTGTTCAATCGCGGGCGGGCAAAAGCTGATCGCGTTGATATCGACCTGACCCACTCAGCCCTTGCTGCCGGTCTGCTTTGCGCTGACGGTCAGTTCAGACAGATCGTGACGGTGGAGGACGCCGTGCGCGGTGGCTGCAACCTGTTCGACCTCGACCAGCTGCGCCTGGAGTACAGCCCCGACGAGTACCAGAACCTGCTGATGTGTGAGTTCATCGACGATCTCGCCTCCGTTTTCCCACTGGCTGACCTGCAGGCCTGCATGGTGGACAGCTGGGAAGTCTGGGAAGACTTTCAGGCGCTGGCCCTGCGTCCGTTCGGCTGGCGCGAAGTCTGGATCGGCTATGACCCGGCGAAAGGTACCCAGAACGGTGACAGCGCTGGCTGCGTAGTCATTGCCCCGCCGACGGTGCCCGGCGGTAAGTTCCGCATCCTTGAGCGTCATCAGTGGCGCGGAATGGACTTCCGCGCCCAGGCAGAGGCCATCCGCAAACTGACTCAGCAGTATAACGTGACCTACATCGGCATTGACTCCACCGGCGTCGGTCACGGTGTTTATGAAAACGTAAAAGGCTTTTTCCCTGCCGTGCGTGAGTTTGTCTATAACCCCAACGTCAAAAACGCCCTGGTGCTCAAGGCATACGACATTATCAGCCACCGCCGTCTGGAGTTTGACGCCGGGCATACCGACATTGCGCAGTCATTTATGGCTATCCGCCGCGCCACCACCGCCAGCGGAAACCGCCCTACCTACGAAGCCAGCCGCAGCGAAGAAGCCAGCCACGCCGATCTGGCCTGGGCAACGATGCACGCACTGTTTAACGAACCGCTGCAGGGCGAAGCCGCCAATACCAGCAACATTGTGGAGATTTTTTAATGACTGAGAATACCGCACAGGATGTGATGCCACCTGACGTACAACCCAATGATGCAGCGACTACCCAGGCGTTCAGTTTTGGCGATCCCATTCCGGTACTGGACCGCCGCGAACTTCTGGACTACGTAGAATGTGTGCAAATGGACCGCTGGTATGAGCCGCCGGTGAGCTTTGACGGGCTGGCGCGGACCTATCGCGCCGCTGTACATCACAGCTCACCGATTGCTGTTAAGCGTGACATTCTCAGTAGTACCTACATCCCCCACCGCCTGCTCAGCCAGCAGGCTTTTGCCCGTTTCGTCCAGGATTATCTTGTGTTCGGTAACGCCTACCTGGAAAAACGGACGAACAGGCTGGGCGGCGTCCTGTCACTGGAGCCATCACTGGCGAAGTACACCCGTCGCGGGATTGACCTTGATACTTACTGGTTCGTGCAGTACGGCATGACCACCCAGCCTTATGAGTTCACCAAAGGTAGCATCTTTCACCTGATGGAGCCGGACATTAACCAGGAAATCTACGGGCTTCCCGGCTACCTTTCCGCGATCCCATCAACACTGCTCAACGAGTCGGCTACGCTGTTTCGCCGTAAGTATTACATCAACGGCAGTCACGCCGGATTCATCATGTACATGACTGATGCGGCACAGAATCAGGAGGACGTGAACAACATCCGTCAGGCCATGAAAAGCGCCAAAGGGCCGGGCAACTTCCGCAACCTGTTTATGTATTCGCCCAACGGTAAAAAGGACGGCATCCAGATCATCCCGCTGTCGGAGGTCGCGGCGAAAGATGAGTTTCTGAACATCAAGAATGTGAGCCGCGATGACATGATGGCCGCACACCGCGTACCGCCGCAGATGATGGGCATAATTCCCAACAACACCGGCGGTTTTGGTGACGTTGAAAAGGCCAGCCGTGTCTTTGTGCGCAACGAATTAATTCCACTGCAAAAGCGGATGCAAGAGCTAAACATATGGCTTGGTGAAGAGGTGATAAAGTTCGCCCCTTACACTTTGGATATTAGCTGATAAAAAAAGGCGCCGACTTGGGCGCCTTTCATATCTTACTGGTTGTTAGCAAGCTGCACATACACCGTCAAAGCCAGCAGACTGAACCTTCTTTGTTGCAACTTCGTTACTGCGGCGCTGGATTACTTTAGCAATACTCTTCAGGATTGAAGGTGAAGCGTTACGGACTTTAACTTGGTTAAGTACCTTCGTAACACCAAATTTCACAACCAGCACCCCGAAAATCTCATCTGAGTAAGATTCAGAAATCGAGCATACACCGCTCAAATCCAGATCCACTGAGCTGCCACTTTTGATGAGGACTTCAATTTTGTGCCGTTGAGGGATAGCCTGATTGCGCGAAGCCAGGTCACCCTCGGGCAACTTGTAAGCGATTCTGTTCATTACTCCCCTCCTAACGCCCGCATGATATCCATAAGCTGAGGATCATTTTCTTCGTTATCTTTATCAACAGCCAGTTCATTAATCTTAAAACGACAAGAAATAGCCACTCCAGGCCAAGCACTTCTCAACTCAGTGTAGGTTACTTCGTCACCACTTGCCTCTAAGCATACATTTCCTGTAGCCAGTTGCAATTCTCCGTTGTAAGTTTTAACCAATTTCATCAAGTGATGGAGGCCAAGCCCTTGATGATTATTCTCTTTTTCTTTTACTTTAACGCCTGCACCGAACAGGTTCCCTCCCATGTAGTCACCAGGTACCTGCTGAGCCCAGTCATCCTGCAGATCGGCATGCTTTGAGGAGTTACCCTCTTGTATGCACCATTCAATTGCGTCCTGATGTGATTCTATACCAGGAATATCAGCCCGCCTTAACTCTCTCAAAAAACCTAACCCACAGTCCGCCAGGGAGAACTCGAGATAATGCTCTCTTCTTTGTGTATACGGAACAGCAGATCGTTGAGCAAATGAGAAACCTGACGATTTTCCATGCGACCAAACGTTGTCATGCAACTCTCCGATAACATGCGTCAGGTCGGTTAGTCCCTTCGGATAGTCTCCCGGAGCTCGTCCAGGAAAAGTTAACTGTCTAACGCAATTATTGATGCTCGTTGTAGCGATATCTACCGCATCAACACTAGTAAGAGCAGTAACTAAGCTGTAATGCCGACCTACGTTTACCCTTTCCTGCTGATACCGGTCTGTCCCCCAAAGAGCACCGTGCAGATTGATTGCACTCATATAGTCTCGGCCAGGTAAAGAGCAGTTTTCTTCGGTAATCCGATGATGGTTAATATAAGCTGCCAATACAGTTATAAATCCTGGATGGCAGTGGTTGTTAGGCAAAAGCAACTCGTTAGTGTCTTTATTATGAAATGCTGCTGTATGCAAAATACCGTCTTTTAATCCTAACCCCATTGACTGAGCCTTTTTTGTTCATTTTTGCTCATCATATAACTTCCACCTTGCCAGAGCAAAACCATCCAAGGTTTTGATTGGCCCCACTCCATTTAAAGCGGCAGCGCGCGCTCGTATCCCCGCCACGCCTGCCCGCTTTGTGTAGTGGTTTTCATGCACCTGCATGAGATATGAAAAAGCCGCCAGAACTGGCGGGCCGGAGCTAAAACGATCCTCAAACGATCATGCAGATTCATGCGGCATAGCCATGCACTCTCTTTTTTCAGGTTAGTCTGAAATCCTCGTCAAAATCCATGAAGTTTTCAGCTATTCGCGATGAAAGGATGATGTACTTAATCCCCTCATCCAAGGGAACCGGGCGATCAAGTTCAAGCATAAAAACACCATCATAGGTTTTACCCAGCCAGAACCCGCCGCCGCAGGATTTTGGCCGCTGAAAAAGCACCCAACCACCCGGAACAAACTTCGGCAGCGGCTCATAGCGATAAATAACCTGATAATTACTGTCTTTAGACCCCATAGCCTAACGCCTCGCCTTGCTCGTTGTTCAACCTTGCAGGCGGTAAAAACCAGTTTTATCGCCTGCAACGTTTTGTTAATGCAACCAGCTGTCGTCTTCCCAGACCTGCTGCATAATTTCCATTACGCGCTGCTTATCCTCATCAAGTTTTAAGCCGGTCAACTCGATACCGTTGGCACTGCCTTTGCGAATGCGGATCGCCGTCTTGGGATATAAAGGGGTCAGGTTGCGGTAAAGCTCGGTTTCGAGTGCTTCCAGTGTCGCCTGGCTAATTTTCTGCTCTTTATCAATCATTATTTCGACACGCATGGAGATAATCCCCCTAACTGGAAACATCCATTGACCGGCTGTATTCATGGCTACGAATTTTCGCCATTAATTCATCTGTCAGCTCAGAAACCCACTGGATAGCAAGTCGCTTCTCTTCATCGCTGCACTCACTAGCCGCTACAAGCTTGATAAAAAAATCAATACGCTGGAGCTTTAACGACTCCAAAAGATAGTCCTGCATTTTCCCTCCTATCCTCACTACGGGATATCCGTTGCCATATACCCTCAAAGGGATATTGCCACACTGTATATACATACACTGGATATATATACAGTATAATATGATTTTCTCGATGTAAAATAGTTTTTATCATTCAATCAGATGTGTCCGATGTAGGAGGATAAAGCAGAAAATGCGCCCCCTTCATCGGTACCACTGGCGCCATTTATCATCTTCCTGCAGCCTTTGGTTCCGGTAAAAGACACGCAGACCGGCTCCGGATGGAATACTGCCACCGCGCAGAAGCAGATCGATCTCCGCCTCCGAACCATCAAAGCCTCTCGATTTAAGTTCATACTCCAGCTGCAGGCGCTGCTGATTATCCACATCTTGCCTGTACCCTTTCCGGCGCTTAGGCTTAACCATGCGAAGCCGTGCGTTTAGCTCCCTCAGCTCCTTTTTGCTCATGCTATGGAGATACTCCTGCAGCTCCCGCTCATCCATACCCGCAATATCCGGTAAATCCTGTCCGCTTACGGCCCCGTTTTCGTTCATTTTTTCCACAGGGGGACAGTTATTGCCACGAGTCCAAGGGGCGCAAGCGCCCTGGTCGGCTGGCGCCTCCTGAACGTCAACGGCCTTACGAACCATTTTCCACTTCATCGCATGCGTGCAAATCCGGCCCTCAATAATCGGGGACCAGATGCCATAAATACGGATGCCGTGATCTCCATAGGCTGATGGCTCGTCATTGAGTTCATAAGCCGTGCGGACCAGGTGATGTTTACGCGGAACCAGTACGCCGCCCTGTTTCATGATGTAGGTGGCAAAACACCCGGCATCGGCTGCCGCCAGCACGGCATCCAGACGCGGGTTATCCAGTACCGGCGCACCGGCTTTTTTATCGGCCTGCTGTCGCGCGGCCTGGCCTGCCAGCAAACGCAGCTCGCGGTATGCCTGACGCCCCGGAATACCGAAAAAGCGGAATTGCTGGACGCGATGTAGCGAAGCCCAGGCATTGACATGTTCGGCATTGTCCCGCAGTGATCTGCCGGTTTCTTTGCTGATTTCGTTAGCCAGGCCACGCCCGTCGATGTTCTTACTGATGTACTTCGCTATGTAGCTGGTAGGCGTACCCTTGCGCGGGTTGATCAGCTCAGACTTAAAACGCGGGCCGGTATTGTTGCCCAGCTCCTCGCGGTCCTCACGGATGGCAAATTTACGCAGCAGCGCAGTGATGGACTTGCGGTCTTTTTTGCGCATGAAGCACAGCAGGTGCCAGTGCACGGTGCCGTCATGGTGTGGCTCAGCAACGCGGACGCCATACCAGCGCAGCCCGGCTTTGTGCATCGCCTTACGGAAGGCGGCGAACATATTCACCAGATAATCGCTGCTCTGCCGGACCGTGGCACTGGTCCATTTAGGGTTTGGCCTGCCGTTATTGAGCGTTGCGTGAAAGCGTGACGGACAGGTGATGGTATAGAACACGGCGCATTCACCACGCATTTCTGCGATCAGCTCCAGCCCTTTAACGCAGGCCATCATTTCGTTGCGCCGGTGTGCCGGATTGCTGCTGCTGGCGTTTACCACGTCTTCCATATCCAGCGTATCGCCCTGCTCATTGGTCAGCTCATGCGAGCGGAAGAACTCCAGCGATTTGCGGCGCTGTTCGCGTTTATGGATCACGGCCTCATAGCTGACATACGGAGACGCCTTTTTGTTAACCAGGCAGACGGCGCGCAGCTGTTCTTCTCGCCATTCACACCGCATCTGCCACAGCTTGCGATACCACCAGTCAGCACAGAGCATACGGGCAAGCGAACCCGGAATAAGTTCGTACGGGACCGGGTTACGGCGGTACTTTTTACGGCGCAGCTGCTCGAAAGCAGGCGGGATAACATCAAGGCGCATGGCCTCAGCGGCCACCCTTTCCCATGACCGGCGGATCTCTTCCGGCGTAACGTCTTCATCCGCAAACAGCTCACCGCAGGCAGCATCCAGACACATGCTCATGTGTGCCGCCACCAAGGTAGATAACCGCTTAACCTGATCCTGGTTCATTTCCGGCAGAACCAGCAGGCCCTCCAGCCCGTCGTGGCTCGCCATAAACCGGAATGACGCAGAAACCTGGCTGGCACGCACGCGCTCCAGGCGTTCAAGGCACGGCCTGATGGTTTCACGCAGGTAGCGGGAATAGGCTTTTGCTCTGCCCAGACTATGGAAATATTTAATCCGCTCCAGCAGAGGCTTGCTGATATGGGACGGCATGGCGTTAACGTCAGCCAGAATGACCAGATCGGGATTAAAACGCTGCTGCTCGCGCGCCATTTTGGCATGGCTAATCAGCCGGTCCTGCTCCATTTCACGCTGGACAGGATCACGGGATTCATTGAAGAAATAGCGTTCCCAGACCTCATCGCTCATCGCATCACGCCGCAGCTGCTCCTGCTCGTTGTCGCTGGCGTAGAGAGCGATCAGGTTTGAAAGCGCAGATACCGGCGCAACTTCCGCCGGGTCCGTGTATGGGTTAACCGCTTTTTTCGGGGTATTCCAGACAAAAGCAGCGGCGGCATCATCTGCGCCGCCGTAGTTTTTAACGTCGTGATGGCTCACACAAATACTCTCTTTGGAAAGTTTCGTAAGACGCACTCACGACTGGATACGCTGCCAGATCAAACCCGGACCAGATCAGAGGTTGAGAAACAGCGATAATTTCAGTTGCAGACTTACCATCACCACCGGCAACGCCCATACTGCGTTTTGCGTTAATACGGTGGCGGGTAAAATTCTGGTAAATCGCGTTCGTCAGCTCGGTTTCACTGTTCGACACAACAACCTGATGGCCTGCTGATGCCAGTACATCAAGAGTCGTCGCCAGGCGACGCTGTTCAAGCTCATTGAAACCATCAGTGTGATAATCGGTAAATGTTCCTTCATAAGGTGGGTCGCAATAAATCACATCACCTACTTTGACCATCGCTAAAGTTTCCTCATAGCTGGCACAAATGAAGGTGGCGCGCTTTGCTTTCTCTGCAAATGCTCTTATTTCGTCTTCCGGGAAATATGGTTTTTTATAATTCCCGTATGGAACGTTAAATTCACCTTTCCTGTTATAACGGCACAATCCACGATAACAGTGGCGATTAAGATAAAGGAAAAATACAGCCTTCCAGAAATCAGTAGTTTCAGATGAATGATTAAAATCCTGACGAATATTGTAATAAGAGGTTTCGCTATTAGTGCTGGCAAAGAACCCTTTAGCGTTAGTAATAAATTTCTCGCAGTTAAATGCAATCTGCTTATAAAGATTAATCAGGTCTGAATTAATATCCGCGACAAGATAATGAGGATACTCTGTCGCCATCATCACAGCGCAGGAACCCGCGAAAGGTTCAACCAGTCGCAGGCCTGCAGGCAGGTGCTTTTTCAGCTCATGCATGACGGCGGTCTTATTGCCCGCCCATTTCAGGATGGTGCTCATATAGCACCCCCATTGTAGTGTTTGCCTTTCAGCTCTGCGATTTCCTGACAGGTGATGCAGCACTGCACGCCGGGAAGCGCACGGCGGCGAGCGGGCGGGATTGGCGCATCACATTCGATGCATAAAACGCGGGAAACGCCCGGCTCTTTACTGCGGGCGGTGTGGATGTGCCGCTGGCGTTCTTCTTCAACGCGCTGCTGTACGAGGTCCATAGAATCAGCCATCAGTGGATCTCCTGCGCTTCGTTCTGGATGTTTTCCGCAGCAACGCGCAGCAGCTCCGCTGCCTCCACGTGATTAAGCTGGCGCGATGTGATGTGACACGCCAGGCTATCAAGGCGGGCAGCCATTGCCGCAGCACGTGCTCGGCGTTCTTCCATGCGGGCCTCTGTCAGCATCTGGTTAAGACCTGCATCATCCGGGCCGATTTTGTTGGAACGAGTTTCGATATTTCGCATTGTTGACTCTCCTGAATTTTGGCAAAAGAATGCCCGGCGGGTTTACGCCATTAATTTCTGTTACTGGTTAATTCGGCATGGTTAGCCGCTTTGGAAATAAGCTCACCACTGCACGAAAATGGTTCATTGCTTTTATCAGCTCCCGCTTTTCGTCAGTCGTCAGCTCATTCATATTGACGTTATGACGATCCGCCGGAATCTTAGCCATAAAGAATATGGCGGCTAAGGCACGCTCATTTTGTTTATGGTTAATATCTCGCTGGTCCCGCATATCGCTAATAAAACGCTCCAGTTCAGGTTCTATATTCAAGCCGAACACTTTCGCCCTTAGCTCTGCAATATGATTCAGGCCATCCAGCCGATGTCCCGGACTTAGTGGAACAGTCGCAGAATCGCCTTCAATAGCCATGGTTTCCCCTGTTTATTAGTACGCAGTTCAGCCAGCAGCGCATCCTGCGAGCGGCACGGGTGCCAGCGCTTGCCATCTTTACCCATGATCCAGCCATGCCCGAAATGCGGTGATGGACTTTGCTTAACGAGAAGCGATGCGATTGATGGTTGGTTATTCAGCATAGCCACCTCAGATCAAACCAAACGAGGCGCCCAGGCCAGTAACTGTATCAATGGTGCTGGCCATCGCCGGGCTTGCCTGCAGGCGCGCCTGCAGCGTCACTGCGGTTAATGCCATCAGTCGAGTAACTGAATTGATGCTATCAACAATCTGGCGGCGCCCTGCCGTTGTGTGCACTTCGCCGGAAACAGCGCCGGCAGCCACGCGGCCGATTTCTGCCGTAGCTTTTAGAACATATTCCGGCATCTTTTCGCGCGCGACTTCGTTTAGCGGCACGCACGGTAGGCAGTGGATCTGCGCCAGGAAACCATCAACCAACGCTGAATCCTCGGTCAGATCAGTAAGCAGCCAGATATCCGGTGCGGTAAGTTGGTGCGGCTGGTCAGGGTTTAGCTTATTGCGCAGTGTCTGGACATTCATTCCCGCGCGTTCTGCCAGTTTCGCCATGTTGTGACGCAGCGCGAAAGCCCGGCAGGCTTCATCAAAATGCGGATGTTTGGAAATCCTGAAATCAAACATGTTTTTGGCCTCTCTATATCCCAAAATGGAACTATCAGGCTTGCATTGCGATTTCGCAGCCTTGAGCCGCTTCCATCGTCAATGCAAACATGTTTACTTCGATAAGGCTGTTTACCCCTTCCTTTTTACGAATTGGAAGGCGACCTTCACGGATCATTTGGCGGGCGTAGCTGAGTTTGTAACCGGTACGGCGGCAGAACTCATCCAGGGTAATGAATGGTTCAGACACCACAAGATTGATGCTAGGGCGCATTGATAATTGGCGACTCATGATGCACTATTCCTCGGTTTGGGTGCCTAACTCACTATTAGGCACTGTTTAACACTATTCACAACATCTTGAATCGAGATATTAGGATCACAAAACAATCATGTCAACACGAAACTTAACGAATAAAGATGACGTAAAGCTGATTCGAGATTTCATATCTCAAAATAGAGGCGGAAAAGAGGTCATTGCTCGCATTCTGGAAGCTTATGGTTTCACTACCCGCATAGCCCTCTGCCATCAGCTTGGCGTCTCGCAAAGCACTATGGCTAACAGGTATGCACGCGATACCTTCCCAGCCGACTGGGTGATCGTTTGTCATCTTGAAACAGGAGCATCACTAATTTGGCTTAGCACAGGGGAAGGAAGCAGGTTCCTTGGGGGCAACGATGAAAATATCACCTATTTAAAACGCATGGACATCACGAATGGGAATATCTCAACCCAAAAAGATGTCATAGCTGATACATCGACAATTCCAGAGGGCTTGAATTCACCGTTCATCCTGAATGCTGACAAAACGACCTACCTTGCTGACCGTTACGATGGCGAATTGGTAGATGGGTTCTGGTTCATTGAAATTGATGGGATTGTAAGCGTCCGCGAGCTGTACCGCTTTCCTGGCGGACGCGTGCGAGTTGAGAATGGCAAGGCCTCTTTCGAATGCAAAATTGATGACATAAAAATCCTTGGGAAAATAATCACTCGTACAGAGAGCATGTGAATTATGGCTGTTTCAAAACTACCTAACGGAAAGTGGCAGGCTCAGGTTTTCCCAAACGGTAGGGATGGAAAGCGCATCCGTCGCCAGTTCGCGACCAAAGGGGAGGCTTTAGCATTTGAGCGCCACATAAAAGATCAGGCTCAAGATAAGCCGTGGCTGGGCGAGAAAACTGATAAACGCCGCGTTCGGGATTTGGTTACAGCTTGGTATAACGCACATGGCGTTACGCTTGCTGATGGTGAAAAGCGTAAAGGCGCAATGGAGTTTGCCTGTCTCGCAATGGGCGATCCCCTCGCTACAGAATTCAACGCTAAACTGTTCTCAACTTATAGAGAACAGCGACTAAGCGGAAAAATAACCCGCTCTGATCGCGTTAAGGCTGTCACCCCTCGCACGGTTAACCTTGAACTAGCTTACTTTCGGGCTATGTTCAACGAGCTGAAAAGACTTGATGACTGGACAGCACCCAACCCTCTTGAAAACGTCAGAGAGTTTAAGATCGCAGAAATTGAGCTGGCCTGGCTTACAGTTGAGGAAGCGGCTCGCTTGCTGGAAGAATGTGAAAAAAGCAAGGCGGAGGATTTAACCATGATTGTTAAAATCTGCCTTGCAACCGGAGCAAGATGGGGTGAGGCGGAAAGTTTAACTGGAAAGCAGATAAGCCCCGGAAAAATCACTTTTATCAAAACGAAAGGTAAGAAGAACCGAGCTGTTCCTATCAGTGACGAGCTTTATGAATTACTACCCAAAAGCCGAACCTCTAAACCGCTCTTTACCGGATGTTACTCAGCATTCAGGAGCGCAGTAAAACGGGCGGGAATTGAACTTCCTGACGGTCAGCTTTCGCATGTTTTACGGCATACTTTTGCCAGCCATTTCATGATGGGCGGCGGCAATATTTTAGTTTTACAACGCATCCTAGGGCATACAGATATCAAAGTCACGATGCGTTATGCTCACTTCGCCCCTGACCACCTTACAGAAGCGGTTCAACTTAACCCATTAAACCTGATAAGTGGCAGCAAAATGGCAGCACAGCGCAGCACTATGCAATACTTTTCGACAATATACGAAATGCTATGCGTTTGATTTAACTGTATATCTTTGTTTTTATTAGAATATAGTTCGGACTCATAATCGCTTGGTCGCTGGTTCAAGTCCAGCAGGGGCCACCAGATACAGCAAGGGCTGGCGAGAAATCGTCAGCCCTTTTTCTTTGGCTGTCATTTCGGTAAGGCAAAGAATTGCTCCCTGTTTTCTGCATCTTGCTGCCAGCATTCTCGGATAGTGGTATAAATCAGGAATGCTGCCCGCAATATTCACAATACAGCCATAGGCAGAGAGTAAAAATTTAGCTGCATTAATATCATTCCATTGGTCGTCCGGTATGATGCTTCGCCACTTGCGCTATACGTACGTTATGCATTGATTTATATAACCTAAAATGGAAATCGGGCTATACCTTGCAAGCAATCTCGTTACACTCTAAAATTTCCACAACAACTCCAGTAGACGCGACATTATGAAAAAAACGCCTGTCACTAAAGCCCAGATCTACCGTTCCGTAGCCAGTTCAACCGCAATCGAAACCGGTGCATCTGTACAAAAAATTGAGCAGCAGCTCAAAAAAAATCAGGCGCAGGCGAAAGCCGTTGGTCTTGCCCGTTAA